TCAATCTGAAACACGAAGGCCACGGCGGATAGATCCGTGGTCATGGAGAGATCGACGCCCGCCCAGCAGCGCCTTTCGATGAAGCGCTTCAGCAGCCCCTCGGGGAGTCTCCGAACTTTGTCTTCGGGCAGCTTCGACCGCAGCGGCGCCGCAATCCAATCCGTGGGGCAGGCATCCCAGTGCACCATGTCGATGGCCCGGTCTTCCTGCTGGTCCCAGATGTTCAAAAAAATATCTCTTGAACGCGGTCAGCGTGCCTTCGGAAAGCGCGGAGGCGTACTCCTTGCCGATCTTCGCGAGGGGCAGGAAGCCGCCGTTTTCGATCAGCGAGGGGTTCGCCTTGATCCAGGTTTTCGGATCGCCCGGGTCGTCCGTTTTTTCCGCGCCGTAAAGGCGGCCGAAAAAGCGCGCGTCCGAAACTATGCCTTCCTGGATCTTGCGCGTCTTTTCGTGCAGCCGCCATGCCAGCGGAGATTCACTCTGCACGCCCGCCGTGGTGATGGCCACCGTCAAGGTCTGGCGCCGGGTGATGCCACCCTTTGAGAGCACGTCCCAGTTTTCCTGCTGCTTGCGCGTCTTCCAGCGGTGGACTTCATCCGCCACTACGAAGGCCGGGTTCACGCCGTCGCCCAGATCGCCGTCCGCCGCTATGGCCGCGTAGAAGCTGTCCGGGTCCGAGCGCTTCAGGATTCTGTTCGTGCCTCTGAGGATGCGGAACTGTTTCTGCAGGAGGGGCGATTGCTCCACCATTTTGCAGGCCGCGCGATACACGTTCATCGCCTGACGGGTGGCCGCCGCGGCGCCGTACACCTGGCAGCCGGGAGCGGAAGTGCAGAGCGAAACCCAGAGCACCAGGCCCGCCGCGAATTCGGTTTTGCCCGCTTTTTTCGGCACTTCGAGATACACCTGCTCGATCACGCGGTTGCCCTCGTCGTCCAGGTTTCCGAAGACGTGCTGGAGTACTTCCTCCTGCCACGGGGCCAGCACGAACGGCTTGCCCCACCATTCGTCGGCTGAGTGTTTCAGTACTAACTCGAAGAAATTGCAGGCCGCGTCCGCGTGCTGTTGGGAGAAAGGCACGTCGGTTGGCGCTATGATTGGAGGCGAAAGGAGCTTCAGTGAAACAGAAGTTCATCAACTACGTTTTGGCCGCGAGCATCCCCGGATTGGATGCGCGAGAGGCCGGACTGCTGTACGATCACTCCGTGAAAGACCCGACGTTCGGATCGTTCATCGACGAAATGCGCTCCCAGAATTTATGGGCTGCGACCGGAGAAAAGACTCACACGGCCACCGGTTAACGACTGGGGCCATCAGCCGCGCAGCGCACTTTCGGCGACATGCGAGACACTACCTGCGCCGCGCGTTTACTGCACGGTCGTCTGTTTCGGCTGGCGGGGCTGGGATAGCATGGCCATCAAACCCTGCTCGGTTTCCTTGGCGCTGTCGATAGTCAGCCGAATGCGACTCACTGGAGAGAGTCCGAATTCGGAACAGAAGGCGCGAAGCTGTATCCAGGCCTTGTGCCCGATGACCGTCGCCGGATGGCGCTTCACATCCAAAACCACTATCTCTTTGGTCTTCGGGTCCACCGCGCGCTTGGCGATCAGCCGCCCCTGCTTTTGCAAAATCTCGTAGGCGTAAATCGCCTCTTCGTAAGCTACGCAAGCCCCTTCGAGCATCATGGCGTCCGGCCTGCGGTCCAGGTTCATCGCCGCCAGTTCCTCCGCCCAAAAATTCCAGGCATACCGTGCGCGCGCCTTCAGGTGACGCGGGCAGGCGGGCAATCCGCGCGATGCTTTCGGCTCGCCGGCGAGCTTCGCTCTCAGCTTGTTCACCCCGTGTTTTCGCGGGTCGCCCGAGACGATTTGCTGCTCGGTGGGCTTGGGTTTGCGTCCGCGCATGAGTTATCGGAAGGGAGGAGCGGATGTCCTTCAGACCAAAGGTGGTAAAGTCCTTGGCTTCCGCAGGCTGGCGTCCTATGATTGTTTTGTAAGCGAGATCCAGAAGCGGTTGGAGCCGCCCTGGATCTCTAAACTCAACACTGGAGACACCCAATGATGAATCTAACGAGCAGTATTACACGCGGCAATACCCCACTGACGAAGATCGAGGCCCGCGACGAAAGCGGCCTGGTCGTCCTGACCCGCGAAGCCAAGACGCTGCGCGCGCCCCAATCCTCCGTATGGAGGTGGACGCGCCATGCTGCTGTTCGTTAAGCAGCGCTTCGTCGATCAAATCCTGGCCGGCACGAAGACCTGGGAAATCCGGCACGGCGCCCGCTGGCGCCACGTGCGCCCCGGCGATTCGCTATCCGTCAACGGGCGATTCCGGGTCAGTGTGGAGCGCGTCGAGATGCACAACCGTGCGTCTCTGCTGACTGCTGGCCTGGTCTCCGAAGCCGATCTGACGGATTGCTACGGCCCGTCTATTGGCCCGTTCTACGTCTTCCACTTCACGCGGCCAGGAGGCGCTGCGCGTCCCTGAGCGGGAGGGCATCCCCGCGATACTCGAACACCCCGCAAGCGCGCCCGCCCCATCCCGTGCCCGCTCTCGCCGTCGAGAATTGCCCGGCGGCCGTGATTTGGGACCATGCCGCGCTGCGCTGGTGAGAGCGCACGAAAGCCGGATGCGCCGGGTAGTTCCGAAACCGTAGCCCGGTCGCCTTGTACGCCGCGCCCAATTTATCGAGAAGCACGAAGGCCAGCCCCAACCCCTGCCAGTCGGGCAGCGTCACGACACGCGACACCCCGCGAATGGCTTCGCCGGCATTCGCCCCCCGGCTCACCGGTTTGGGCAGTATCCCCGCGAAGGCCGCGATGCGATCCCCGACGAACAGCCCGAAGCAGCGGGCCGGCGATGCAGTTCCCCGGTCAGATAGTGAAACGGAGCGAACAGTTTCCAAGCGGAGTAGGGCACGCGGCAGACCGTGACATCGAGACTTGGGCGCCGCTGAAGCGACCTCCGCGCAAAAGTGCATCGTGGCCGGCTCGAAGATCCAATCCGGCTGCAACCAGTCCACGATGTCGTAGTGACACGAGACGGCGACGAACTTGCGCTTGAATTTGCGGACGTACTTCTGCACGGCGTGGGAGCCGATCTGGGCCACCTGGCGATCCACCACGCTGGTGAATTCATCGACCACAATCGGGTCCGGCAGCTCCAGGAGGCGGCGCGCCAGCTCCACGCGGAAGCGCTCGCCATTCGAGAGCACCGCGAAGGGCCGCATCCAGGCCGGAATCGTGTTGAGAAGGCCCCACCCCCGTCGCGCCCTCACGCCGAGTTTTTTTGGAGTGGCAGCTCGCGCACAGGCCCTGCAGGTTGCTCAGATCCCAAACTTCGCCGCCGCGCGCGATTGCAACGATGTGATCCGCTTCGTTCGCGGCTTCCTCTCGGCACACCACGCAAATCAGGTCGCGCGCCAGCACGATCTCCCGCACCTGACGCCAGCGCGTTGTGTTGTATCTGCCTAAGCCTGGAGCACGCTCGGGGTCCGAGTGACGAGCGCGGCGCCGGGCCTGGTCGTAGGACTTGGATGCGCTGTGCTCAGTGCAGTTGAGATTGATACAGCCTGGCCTACTACAGGGACGGCTAGGGGCTGCTGGCATGTGAGTCCTGGCTGCGCTGCGTACGGGAGTCGGGCTGGCACGCAAAGACCGGGGCCTAAGTGGCGGCAACACCGTAAAGCCGCCCGCCCCACTCTTGATGTGCCGCGACTCGCACTTTAAGATTAAAGCGCATTCCCCGTAAGTTGTAGAAAACGCTTTCGCCCAGGGGGGCGGCGGCGGCGGCACCTGCATAGGCTGCTGGGAGGAGACTCAGTGCTTTGGCCCTTCCAGCCCCAGGTGGTCGCAAGGTGCATCACCGAGGGTCTGCTTCACTCCCAAATAGCGCTCGGTGGTCTGAATTGAGGCGTGCCCCAGGGAAAGCTGAATCTGCTCGAGTGGAGATGCTCCCTTGTGCGCCAGCTTGGCAAACGTCCGCCGCAAATCATGCGGGGCCAGGCGCGGTATCCCAATGTGGGATCCAGCATCGGCCACTATGTCAAGGATGGACTGGCCTACCAGGGGATTCGGGAGCACATGCCCGCGGTTGTTCAGAGACCTGAACACGGTGCCTTCAGTGATGCCAGATCGAGCCAGCCAAGCATCAATGGACACTTTCACCCAGTACGGGATCGGGATCGTCCTGATTTTGTTGCCTTTACCACGGATATCGACGATAGCCCACCGTCCATCACGTTGCTGCACGGATTGGCAGTCAAGGCGGCAACACTCATCCCTCCGGAGTCCTGCGCCGATCAAAACCGCGAGGATGGCGCGATCGCGTATCCCCTTGATCGGCGATGCATCCGGATAGTCCAGAAGCTGCTCGGCCTGGTCGCGTGTCAGCCATGTGCCAGTGCGGACACCGGATGACTTTTGCCCTTTCACCCGGGCGATACCGGCCGCCAGATCGGGGGCCAGCAATCCGTTGTCGGCTGCTTCGGCCGCCAGGCGACGGACGGCCGTCAAGCGCAGATTTACCGTTGCCGCAGAAAGACCGGAATTGGCAAGCTCGCGGCCATAGCGCTGGACAAGCGCTTTCGAGAGCGGCTCTCCCGCGCCGGCAGCCCACGTCAAAAAACGCGAGAGTGCCAGGTCGTAGGCCCGCCGGCTGTGGAAGGAACTGAGGGAGTCGAGGACCAGGGCCTTGATGCGCTGGAGGTCGGGGAAATCGATCGGTGCTGCTACGTGCCTATCCGCATGTTGGGAGAGCCGGGGCACCGGGATTGGGGACGAAATCTCAAAACTGCCCGCTGTGATTTCATACGTCATCTAAAGCCATGAAGCGTAAAGGCGTTACGTATCGGCGGAAAGCCGACAAAGGCGTCTATTTCGGAAAAGCACGCAGGCGGTTTCAGGTCGTTTGGCGATTTCTCGTCTCCTGAGTGGTTGTGATAATGCCAGTTAACGGCGGTGCTCAGACTCCGGCCAACGGAAAAGCGTTCGCGGGGAAATGCTGGCCAGAAAATTTAGCTAAAACGAGCTGGGGTTTGGGGCTGGTCCCCCTTGCGTTTTACTTCGAATGGTTCGAGGAGTATCCGCATCACTCGGCAGATACGGTTGACTTGTTCGGCGGTCGCCAGCCCACGTTCTTGCACGTCGACCAAGAAATCGAGCTGGTCTCGCATGGTGTCGGCCAGGGTTGCCGGTTCGGAAACGCGAGGCAATTCGACAATGCAGGGCGCTGCCACGGTTTCGCCTTCTGGATACGGAAGTTTGAGAGGGTCCCCTGGGGGCCTTTGGGATTCGGGCGCCTTTAAATCGTGAGGGCTGCCGAAGAGATAGGGCGGCAGACGCTCGGACCCCCAGGAAGATCGGTAAAGATATCGGCTGGATGCTATGAGAAAGCAAAACGGCCGCTATCGCATTTTTCTTTATCTACCTGGCGGCCACCGCGCCCGCGACGGTGACGTGGCATTAATCTTCGAGCGATCCCCACCAGCGCCAGAACGCCAGCGTGGCCGTATCGCTGATCGACGCGAGCAGGCGAGCCTCTTCGGTGGTTGAAATTGCCAGAGGCTGCAGGAAGGCGAACTTTTCGGGGAACTCGGCTCTCATGGTATAGTCGTGGCTTGCGGGGCCACCCCCGCCGCGCCAAACCTTGAACGCAAGCTGTTGTTCCGGGCGGTGTGAGTCTGCCGAATCCAGTTGGTGCAGACCTAGAGGCAACCCGATAACCTGGGCGGACAGGTTGGGAAGCTGCTCGTTATAAGACTGGAACCGGATGCGAGCACACTGCTGATGGCTGGAGGAGGTCCGCCCTCCTCCAGCTCCGCTCTCACGATTCAGTTGCCTTAACAAACACCACTTCAAGGCGCATGTCGATAGGCGCGCCGTCCTTGCCGGATAGCTCGACCTTCTTGCCGAACTCTTCGGGGAACGCGCCACGTAGCAGCATCTGGTGCAGGCCGCTATCGCGCCGCTTTACGTGGCCGCACAGAACACCCTGGTAGAACACAGGCTCCGTCCATCCCACGGTCGAGAATTCGATTGCCTTGTCTTTGAGAAACTGCCGCGCCACGAGGTGCGCGCGCTTGAATGCCTCGGCGTAGGCGGGGTACTCCTCAATCCATCGATAGTGGTTGCGCACGCCGATCCCGGCCGCGCGGGCCGAGGCCGTGAGGTTGGCGCTTTTGCGGTATGCGGCCAGGAAGGCGCGTGCTTTGGCGACGGTAGATAGGAGAGGCTTGCGCTTCATTCAGTCTTCGAGCGATCCCCACCAGCGCCAGAATGCCAGCGTGGCCGTATCGCTGATCGACGCGAGTAGGCGGGCCTCTTCGGTGGTTGGCTGCTCTTTTTCAACTGGTTTAGGCATCGCATACCGAACTGCGGAGCGCGCGGTTTTCGAGCACTGACACGCGCTCTTCAATGTGCGACGTGCGGTCGCTCAGCGTGAGATGCAATTGCAGGATCTGGGCACGCATCTCGGTACGGATCAGCAGCCACAGTACGGCCCCGGCCGGAAGCACCACGGCGGCAACGGCGGACACGATTGAGGGGAGGGGTAGCATGGAAAAACGGGGTTGGTGCTGGGTGCTGGATGCTGGATGCTATGCGGCTGCCGCGAGTGCGGCCGGTGCCAGGCAGTGCGGGCAAACGAAATGGGCCGCGCGGCTCTTACCGCCGAAATACGGGAAGGGGGCTTTTATCACGCCTTGAGGGCCAACGCGAACGCGGTAACCACGTAACTGAAAAGCGGAGTGTCCGCCGAGATCCCGCAGCCAGTGGCCACGCCTTGCAGGTACGCTTCGCTGTTGTTTTCGCTGGGCGGCGCCCAGGACATGATGACTTGGCGCAGTGTCCAGCCCTTGGCGATGTCTGCGTACAACTGGCGGTAGCCGGCGACAATGCCTTGCCATGCGGTCGGAAACTTGGCGAAGACGTGACTGCCGACTTTGATCGGCGTGGCGCCCATCTGGCCCGCGAATTCCAGGTCACACGATTGAGGGGAGGGGTAGCATGGGAAAACGGGGTTGGTGCTGGGTGCTGGGTGCTATGCGGCTGCCGCGAGTGCGGCCGGTGCCAGGCAATGCGGGCTGAACCAGATGCGCTCGCGCTTGGCGTTCTCCATGCCGATGCCGGGGCCAGTGTGGCGTAGCATTGCGTACCCGCCGTGAGCCTTCCATGGCACGCAGGCCCAATCGTCGGGCATCTGGTGTTCGCCTTCATAGCCGCAGAGAGCAATGCGTAGCTTGGGGTTGTCGCCGTTGGCGATGGCCCATTCTCTGACTTCGTGCGCTACGGTCAGGCTGTCCATGGCGTATATGTTGGCGGTGCGCTTGGCGGTGTCCGCATAGGGCGGGTCCAGGAACACGCCAGTGAGGCCGTGATTGAACGTAACGCACGGGGTGGTTACGCGCTTCCAATCGCCACAACAGACGCCCACGCGGCGCAGCCGCGCGGCCAGCTCGTTGAAGTATCCGACTAGGTTGGCGCAGCGTTGAGCGTGTACGCCGCCTGCACCTCTGAGGCACGGTCGTCTGCGATGGACGCCCATGCCTCCATTGCTGAGGTGCGGTCGCTTGCGATGGACGCCCATGCCTCTGCCGAGGTACGGCCTTTGGTGGCTCGGTCGCTCGTCGCGACACCACCCTCCTCCGATCCATGCGGAGATGCCCCACACCCACCAGCCTGCAATCTTGGCGTCGAAGTAATCCGGGTCGGCCTTCATGCGCTCGCGGAACTCTTCTTGCTGCGTGAGCCACAAGTGCCGCGCCTGCATGTCGGCTTCATTGACCGGCCAATCCGCGGCCAGCGCTACGGCTTCGGGATCGTGTTGCAACGCCCGCCAGAAGTTGGCCAGCATGCAATCAAGGTCGTTGACGGTCTCGGTGTGCGGCTCATCCGGCCGGCTCAGCAGAACAGCACCCGAGCCGAAGAACGGCTCGACGTAGTTCTTGACCTCGCCAAAGCGCTCCCAAACGAAATGGGCCGCGCGGCTCTTACCGCCGAAATACGGGAAGGGGGCTTTTATCACGCCTTGAGGGCCAACGCGAACGCGGTAACCACGTAACTGAAAAGCGGAGTGTCCGCCGAGATCCCGCAGCCAGTGGCCACGCCTTGCAGGTACGCTTCGCTGTTGTTTTCGCTGGGCGGCGCCCAGGACATGATGACTTGGCGCAGTGTCCAGCCCTTGGCGATGTCTGCGTACAACTGGCGGTAGCCGGCGACAATGCCTTGCCATGCGGTCGGAAACTTGGCGAATACGTGGCTGCCGATGGTGATCGGCGTGGCGCCCATCTGGCCCGCGAATTCCAGGTCACCGGGGTTATCCAGGCGGCGCGGCACCACGGTCGGGTCCGGATTGTCCCAGCCTTCTTGCTTGGCGATGCAGGCGAAAATGCTGTCGATCATACGGTCGGCTGGGCCTTCGAAATGGCATCCAAAAAGAGGGCGAAAATGACCAGTAACGCGAAGGCTAAGAGCCCCTTCAGGAGTTTCACGTGAGTTGCACGGAGGCCGTGCTATCGAGCGTTTCTACTGTGATCACGGGCATCACATCCCCGCTGCGCTCAACCAGAGAGCCGACGAGCTTGCCTATCTCGCGGTTCAGGGACACGCCCAGCTTCGGGTAAGCTCCGTCAATGTGGACTTGAATGGTCATAGTAGCGTTTGGTTTCGCCGGCTTGTTTTGAGGCATCCAGCACCTCCCGGTGCAGGTTGGCCCAGGCGTGGCGGTCTGAATGCAGCCGGGACAGCCTTCCATCACGCCAGGGACAGCGGAGGGCCATGCGCGCTGCGCATTGATAGCCAACCGCTCCCCTCGGGCACTGTTAAGCGCGATTACGGCTGGCGTGAAGCATTCGCTCGCCAGTTCAGCAAGGGTTTTAGCCACAGACGGTCAGTCCTTCGGAATCGTCTTGCCGCGCAACTTCAGCGCGGCGGCCTTCGCCACGTAGGTGATGGCTGCGAAGCCCACGCGGAAGAAAGTGCCGACACCAGGGCGGAACGGCGCTTTGGGATACGGTCTGTCGTAGAGCACGTCGTAATTATCGGAAGGCGAGGGCATTGACGCTGTTCCTCTTCTGGATTGCCGCGAGCTTGGTGCGGTCTCGCGCGGTGAGCGTGACCGGGGCGGTGATGTACGCTTTCAGCCCGGCCGTGCTGGCTGGGGTATTGGCGCGGACTGCGGCTGTGCCGATTGCGGCCGTGGCGGGCTGGAACGGAGCCAGAAACGCCTGGATGGCGTCACTCACGACGGAAACCCATACCTGGATCGCCGGGTCGGGGATCTGCAGAGACTGCGCGCACACGTCGATCTTCGAAGCCTTCTGCACTGCGGTATCGTTGGTGCCGACTTCGGCGATGATGCAGGATGTGAAGGCCGTGGCGGACGCGCCGTAGGTCACCACGTCGGCCTTGAGGGCCGGCGGGATGCCCGGCAGCGATTGGACCAGCGTTTCCGTTGCGGTGACTACCGTGTCGATGGCAGTGACCGCTTCCGAGGTGGTGCATGCGGTCATCAAAAAAGCGCCGATCAGCAGGACGGGCGCGAAGGTGAGGCGAGAGAGTGTCATGAGTCCAATTATGCGGCTTGCGCCTCGGGGCTGCGGGCGTGCGCGAACATCAAGGCCAGGTGCGTGCGGTTCTGGGCACCGGTCTTCATGTAGATCGCGGACAGGTATTGCTTGACCGTGCCGGGCGTGATGCCCAGCTCGTGAGCAATCTCTTTGCTGCCCTTGGCTTCAGCCACGAGCGCTATCACCTGCTTTTCGCGGGCGGTTAGTGGGCGCGGGCGCATCTGTTCCGCGATCTGTTCGGGGGGGTAAACGTGGTGAAAGCCTTGAGGCATTTAAAAATGTGCGAATTTCAGGCCGCGCAGCTCGTCAAAACTTCGCGGTATACGGAGCGGTCTTTGCGCCGGATGGGCTTGAGGGTCCAGACCTTGTTGGGGTTACCAGTCCAGTTTGAGGCTTCTACCCCATGGTTGTGACTGTAGCGCCGGGGGTTGCCCTGTTTGGCATTCAGTGCCAGGTCGTCGGAGGGGGCCGAGAGCATTTGCAGCTCGACAATCCTCCGCTCGCCTCTGTTGCGCTTGCGGATTATCTTGACGTTAGGGCTGTGGGCCAGCCATTGCACGCGGGCCGGATCGGCTAATTCGACGAATCTTTCGCCTTCGAAGACGGGAACGAAGCCGGCGGCGATCATCGTAGCCGACAGGCGGGGGCCAGGATATCTAGATAAAGACACTTCGGGTGTACCTCGAAGAGAACCGGAGTGGATTGAGAGGCGCTCCGCCGCCCGTGCTGCTTTTACGCCGCCTGCTGTGCAGCCTCTTGAGCCATGGGAATGGCCGTCAGGTGGCGCGGGCCAGTCCGTTCCTTGACGGAGTAGAGGCCCTGCTTATCTTCGGGGTCGGGGAGTTGCTTCACGGCTAGATTCATCCGTTCCAGCAGCGCTTTCGCGCCCCAAAGCTTACGGAGTTTCAATTTTCCGGCATAGGTAACTTCGCGCCGGTTGTCGCACATGGAGATCAGGATGCGGGATTCCAGGCCGTCCAAGAAGGCTTCCTGGTCGCCGCGTGTAGCGGAGGAAATCCAACTGAGGAATTGCTCCCGGAGATCCTGGAGCCGCTTCATCTTTCCCTTGTAAGGAGCTAGGGCATCGGTCACTTCGCGGTCGAGCGTGGCCCATTCGTCCACCATCTCGCGCCTCGCTTGATCGACATCGACTAAGAAGGTATCCATCTGCGCAAAGTCGAAACGAAATATTGAAGCCGGGCTGAAGGTGCTTGCCATTCCAACGTCCAATCGGAGGGCAATAACCCGACGTCGGGCGTTACGCGCGTCTACCGCGGCGAAGGCCCAGCTTCAGGGCTCTATCGTCGCAAACTCGGTGCCAAAGGGGAAGTCCCCTAAAGGTCGTCACCCGAATTGGTGACAAAACTACAGGCCAAATTATCTGAAGCCCCGCAGGCAGCCATACTTGATGCTGTGAAGCAAATCTATAAGAGCACAGGCAACACCACGAAGAACGGCGTTACCACGGTGCGCTACGTGCACCTGGTGATCCTGTCGGATCAGGAGCGGGCCATCGTGTGGATGCTGGTGCTGGGCGTGTCACGCAAGGATATTGCGCACACCCTGAAAATCGGCGCCGAGACGCTCAAAACCCACATCGCCCGCGTGATGGGGCCGTTGCACCTGTACGGCATGACCCAGCTCACGCGCTGGGCACTGACTAACCAGGGATCGATGGCCGGCGAGGCTGTGTCGCCGGATCTGCATCCTGCCGGGTGCGAGTGCAAGGGCGGCTTTTGCCTGGGCATGCGGCTGGCGCGGAAGATCGGGACGCCTACGGTGGTGTTGCCGCTGCCGGCCGGCCCGCTGTTCGTGGTGGAACCTAAAGTGTGCGTGACATCCAAGGTTGCACGGCGCAAAAGATCAGGCGCGGCGGGCGAGTTAGAATCGATTGCGGGGAGTGCGTTACGAGGGGGGCCGCACGTCACCACGGCCCCCGAGGGTAGTCCAAAAACAGCACAACTGTGACTCATCATAGCGCGTTTGGAGGGCGTTTGGCGGGCTTTTCGCGGGGCCGGGGTTGTGCTCATCGTTACTGCACAGATGGGCAGTCATCCGCACAGGCAGGCCTTTTCCGGTACGTCCTATAGTACTTTTCCTACTTGCGCGCGCGGCCGGCGCAGAGCTACGCTAGCCACCAGAGTTTGCAGCGCCTGGCACTGCCGATCATCCTCTGAATCGGGCGCTAACTTTGTTCGGCGCTGCAAACGCTCGTAGCGGAGCGAACTCTGAAGTCCATATAAATTATCGGGAGGTGTTTTATGAAGCGCTGGTGGTGTCGTCTTATGCACAACGCGCTGATGCAGCCCGTCCACGGCCGCGCAATCTGCGGCCGTTGCCTACAGGTCTGGAGGGTATTATGACCTACGACGCTGGAACGCTCATGGAATTGGAGCGACTCGCGGATAAGCTGGAGGCTAAGGGCAAAAAGCCCCTAGCCGTCGCCGCCTTGCGTGACTTTTGCGCCATCAAGAGGGCTGCGGGCGTGCGCGCCGTGATGGCACCGGGCATGGCTCCCCCGCATTTCGCAATCCACCTGCCACGCTACTTAGTAGAGCGCCCCCGGTTTCCGGGCACCTGGCGAAAGCGAAAACTATGATCACCGAAGACCGGCCAGCGAAGGGCACGCTGCGCCTGCGCTGGGCCAACGGCGATGCCGGCAGAGTCAATCTACCATCCGTGGCTGGCGTGCCGCTCGGCAGGCGGCGATACGTCTGGCTGGGGCCGCAGGTGTGCTTGATACTCACGCGTATCAAGGGCGGGTGGAGCACTACGTGGCGGCCCCCATCGCCGGGAGGTGCGTTGTGAGGCGATCCAGCGCCGAGATCCGGCGTGCCCTAGACAGAGCCGATGAAGCCGCGGCGGCGTGCCAAGAGGGCGACTATCTGGCCGAGCGCGCCGTGCACCTATATGCCGTAGATCTGCTACGCTGGGCGGCCGGCGAGCCAGGCACGCGGTTTGGCAAGTGGCTATCGTCCGCCGAAGTGTACTGTCGCACGCACGATCTCCCGTGGCAGCCGAATTCAAAAGTTAGGGAGATAGACAAAGGAGCAAAAGGATGAGTGACGGTAGGATTAATCCGATAGGCGGTGCGCAATGAGAACGGAAGCGGAAATACGGCGGGCGCTCGATGCAGCCCGGCACTGGATGACCATTATTGCCGAACTGGCAAAAGCTCGCGACAGCATATTGACCGACGACGAAGAAGCCATCTTTGAGCGCGGGCTGCAGGTAGAGGCCGCTCTTGCCTGGGCGCTGGGGGAGGACAGCGCTTACATCGAAGCTTACATCAAGAGTATGCAAGCATACATGGAGAGCGAAGCTTACATGGAGAGCGTGAAGCTTAAGTTTTTCGCTGAAAGGGGGATTCAGATTAATCCGATAGGCGGTGTGAAATGAAGCTCACCGCGACGACTCTAATGAAGGCAATGGGATCAAAGAAAGGGCAATGGAGACCGGAGGCTCAAAGCATTATGGAAGCACGAAAGAATCGGAGTGTTTCGGTTTTGGAGCGCACCGTAGCGTGGGCAGAGATCGGCTGCACACGTCCCGGCCAATTCTCACCGTTTGTGTTGACGGCAGATTTTAGACCGGCTACCGCGAAAGACCTGCAGCGCGACCAGGGGTGGAAAACTGTTCAGGCGGCACACCGCGCAATCCGTGACGCAATAGATGCTGGATACTTTATAGAAAAGCCTAAAACCGCCTGTGGAAATGCTAAAAAAGACATGCCTATCTTTTTATGCGCAAATGTTGTAACTACAAGGGTTAGCGTTTTGAAAGAGGCCAGCACTAGCTCATTAATTACGCCTTTTATTCGCCCCTTCTATTCGAAGGCGGAATTGAAGGAATTGGATGCTTTCGAGCCAGCGCAAAAGCAGGCGGCTGAAGCCGTTGCGGCAGCCTGGCCGACGTGGCGGCGGGATGCGCTTAATGCGGGAACGTTAGCATTGAGGCAGGCCATAGACGAAGCTGAGTATAACGCGAAACGGACGGTGGGTGTCAATGCCAAGCCCAAAAGGACTAAAGTACTAAAGGTACTAGTTAAGGTAGACCTACCTCTTTTCCTGCCACATTTTGAGGGCACCCCCGAAGTAACCAGCACTGGCCCCAAATTGGAACCAGTGCTGGCCCCAGTATCCTTATTGTCTTTAGATAACTACTTAGACAAGAGCTTATATGGCCCGCCTTCCGCGTCGGCGGATGCTGAGGGGGTCCAGCCTGTGTGCATTCCAGGACTGGTAGAAACGCCGGACGCTTTGGATTCTATTTCAAAAAGAGAAATCAGGACGGGCCAAACCGGCCCACACGTCTCTTTTGAGAATAAAGCTCAAGAACGCGCCGACACAGAGGCTATTGAGCGGGTTAGTTCTTTTGATTTAAATGGGGGGGAAACTCAGTTCCCAGAGCGGTCCGCACGCCCCCCCCAGAATAAAGCAGTAAAACGCACCACAGAAGCCACGATTGTACGAGATAGTGCCGAATCGGAGAAAACGCAATGCCAAACGAAGAAACGGAAACACGCTTAAGCGAGGAGCGCGCCTTTGCGCTCGCATCGCGACTGACACTCATTCCCGAGTTCCCGAACCCCCGCGAAGCTGTTCTGGCCGCCGCGGAATGGCTGGTAGACGTTTGCAAGACGGAGCACCGCGCGAAACGGCTCGTAAACGACGCCACCCGCAACCGGGACCAAGGCGCGAGGTGGGGTGGCCTGCCTGAGCTACAGGATCGGTTCGATGCCATGTTCCCGCCCGTCAAGCTGGGCACATGCCAAGACTGCTACGACTATGGCGTCGTAAACCACGCGATCCACCGCGGCGTGCTGCCGGCGCGCTGGTGCCGATGCCCGGCGGGTGTGGCGCGGCGGCGGCGAGAACCGAACCTGTTGGTGGAGATCAACGCCCGGCAAACGGGCAAGGCTCTTGACGAATTGAGGATAGTCCATGCCGATCTCTTGACGCAGATCAATGAGCGGAAATCGGCGGAGATTAAGGCGCGGCAATCGGGAGGCGAATCATGAGCACAGCCCGCGCGGCGATTGTAATAATCGTCTGCGTGCTTGTATTGCTCGCGCCAATGTTCCGCGCCGCCCCCGGCAGCGCAAGCGCCCGGCGAGCGGCAATCCAGGCGGCTTCGGCACCCCAAGCGGCACTCTATTCCGCTACTACTGGCAGGTTTAATACCCTGCCAGGATACAAGGCGCGCTACGGCGCGGGCGGGGTCAAACCGTGAAACGATTACGCCGCGCAATCCCTCCGTTTACGGTGGGTAAGCGGCGTGGCCGCGTCAGCGGCCCTGGTTTTCGATATACGCCTTGAGGATTTCGAGCGTGGCCCCGCCAACGGAGCAAAGGAAGAATCCGCTCGACCAGAAGGTACGCGCGTGTTTGCCGTAATACACAGAGCCGAAGCGGTCCAGAACAGCCGAGGCGCTCTTGCTTTTGAGTGCGCCAATGAGGTCGCTGAGTACTACGGTCGGAGGGTACCGATGGTCCTCTTCCCCATTAAATTCGCCGATTTCTGCCTTGTAGTTGGCCGCAACCTGTTCCATACTGGACTTGAGAAAGTCTCGCTCCTCAGAAGTGAGTGTATGTCTCCGAAACTTCGTACAAAAGACGACGTGCACGGCCAGGTGGTAAACACAGTGGCTTGCACGATCAAAATCAAGATTCCCGATACGCTTGCGCATCGCCTCGACAGCCTCCTGCCAGTGGTCTCGTCTTCCGTTGCGCGGATGCTCCGCAACCGCACTGAGACCAGCAGTAAATACTACCCCGAATTGCCCTCGGTAGTCTCGAAAAGTCTAATCGCAAAGTACCAGCGCAACGGCAAGTGCCGCGCCGTTGCTAATGTCGTAATTCCCATCTGCGGAGACAAAGAGCGGCAAATCAAGATCGAGGGCGATGGCGTCCGCATCCCCGCCCTGTTCCAAAAAGAAGTTCTTCCGCTCACATTCACGCACCCCTGTGTGGCCGACGAGCGCGGACGCCGCAATATCTCGGTGGAGTTCTTTATGCGCGGCGGCGAATGGTATGGCGCATTCTCGTACAATACACCGGCCGCGCCGCGATTCCAGCCAACTGGCATGATCGGCGTGGACCGCAACTCCGTGGGCCATGTTGCCACGCTGGCCGATCCGCGGAACGGGAAGGTGCTACACCTCGGCTTTAATCCCGCTCCCACAAAAGCCGCGTGGCGCGGGCGTAAGGCCAACCTGCAACGAGCGAAGAAAAACCGGCTGCTCTGCCGCATCAAGCGCAAGCAGTCCAGACGAACGAAGCACGAAAATCATATAGCGTCCAAAGTGATCGTAGACTACGCCGCCACACATCGTCGCGCTATTGCCATCGAAGACCTGGGAAACGTTCGGGCGAAGGGTTCCAAGATCCGCTCCTACACGGAACGGTCGCAGTGGGCCTTCTTCCAGCTTGCCCAGTACATTCGATACAAGGCCGCTTTGCGCGGAGTGGAGATCATCGAAGTGGCCCCGGCCTACTCTTCTCAAGAGTGTTCGCGGTGCCACGGACTGACGAAGCCGGCGGGCAAGAAGTTCGCCTGCTCGCACTGCGGACACAATGACCACCGAGACGCCAACGCGGCATTTACCCTCGCTCAGAGGGTGATGCCTATCGGTGGAATAGCGACGGACTCAGAGGGCCGTCGTTCGGGTCTATTGGTGGCCCCGTTTCCGGGAAGTATTGGCGCGTCTTTAGGGCCGGCGAGGCTGACGACATGCCAGTAAGCAAACGGAATCCCAGAGTTTACTCTGGGAGCATCAACATCCTCCAATACTGCCTGCTCAAGCACTCCGGCCGCACCCCGGCCCAGCTCGGGATCTTCGACGAAAGGCCGGAACCGCCGCTAGGCGCCGGCGTTACCGTCAGCGTGGCCGCGGACGGCCGGCTGGCAGTCAGGTATCGGCTGGGGCACGCAAATGCGCTGTACCGCCTCCAGAGGCCCAAGGATGGCAAGCCCAAGAGGAAAGCGCGACCCTACTCCCAGTTTAAAAAGTGGGAAAAAGACGCCAATGCGTGGCTCCGCCCGTTCGGCCCAATCCGACCGGGCTCAGGCAGCGGGGCACTATTCGACTAAAAAACGCGCCGCCGGGGGGTGGGAGGTACCAAACCATCACCCGGCGGCTCCCAAGAGGGAAACTGCCGTTTTGGAGGCCGCCCAGACATGACCCAACTACAATCCAAAGTGAACGCCCGCATCGCCGCGCTCCTCGCCCGCCATACCTTCGATGCCTCCGATTATGCCGGCCTGCCGGCGCGCGCGGAAACGCGTGGTACGATGACCCGTGAAGGAGTATACGCCTTGAACTATAGACAGACTTTCCTTGATTGTTTGATTGGCCTCCACGTGGACGGCCTAACTCCAGAGATTATTCACGCGCTCTACGCCCGTATCGCGAAGAACCCGGCACCGTTTATGGCGGTATGCACAGAAGCCTGGGGCACTGAACGCAAGGCCGCCGTGCGTGAGCCGACCGGCGCGGGCATGACCGCAGGCGCTGGCGGCGGATCGTCTAGCGTCGGATCGTCCGGTTAACCGTTTCGCCGCCTGTTTTGCGCCGGACGCCTACCGATCCGGCGGCTCGATGGCGGCGCCGCTGGCCGGCGAAAGCCGTACCAAATGCGGATCGCGCTTTTCCTTTCCTCCGATGACTGAGGGGCGCGATCCGTCAGCGGTAGAATTTGAGCATGCACCTGCCCGCCTGTCTTCTCCTCTCGTCAGCCTTTGTAATCCCGCTCTACGCGCAGAAATGCACCGTGGCCGCGCCCTGCCTGCGCTACTCCACGACCGGCACCAACACGCTCAACGTGCCCCTGCCGGCCGGCTGGACGATCAACCAGTCGGGCAGCTCGGCGGCAGCGCTGGTACCGGCCGCGCCATCCATCACAGCGACGATTGCCGGCGGGGTCATGACGTTTGCCTGCGCGGGGCTGTCTCAGATCGCGCAATTTGTCCGCACGGCCTGCCCTGGACCCATCACAATCAGCGGAGCGGCACCGGGTACGATCTTTGTCGGCCTGACCTGGCTGGGGCTCTTCCACGTCGGCCTCCAGGCACCCGGAGACACGCTGGCATGCGGCGGCTGCGCGCAGGATTCCGCGCTCAACCCGATGACTGGCGAGTATCCCATCGCATCCGCGCAGATCGCGGGCGGCACGTTTCGGGCGATCCAAGGAACGTGGACTGGATACCCGGCGCTGCCACACGTGCTTGTCCAGACCTGCACTGGCACCGTCACGCAGACGCCTACGCAAGTCGTGGTGGCGTGCCAATGAACCAGCACTTTAGAGAGTTCCCGAGGCCTATCGGCCCCCACGATTACATTCTGCCGCTTCGGCTGTACGCTGAGTGGTGCAAGAGTGGCGTGATGTTGCGCCTGCTGCGAGCGGGGAAAAGTGCACGCGTCTATCCAGGCTACGACCGGGACCCGTGGGCCAGGCCGAAGGGGCGTGCGTGACTACGACGCGTTGGAACCATCGGGATCTCGTAAAAGCCGACGCCGTATCCGATATGCAGTACGATTACGGCAACTGCCTTCACATTTTCATGATGCGGGACGGGATATCGCGCGAAGGGCGTCAGAAGTGGGAGTGTATGGGCTGCGGGCGGAAATTCACTGCGGGCGGCCAGGATCGTGGGTTTGCCATCTTCGCGAAGCTCGCCCCGATGTTCGCGAAGCAGTATTCGATCAGCAGGGCCATGCGGGAGACAGGGCACTCGTTTTATGTCGTCCGCAAGTATTTTCGGAAAATGCAGGCGATCCGGGCTGGCCAGGATAAGGGCCGGCCAGGCTAAGTGCCGGTTTGCGGGGGGGGCAGGTCCGTGCCGAAACGTACGGGGCTGCGCCCGCCAAACCATCGCTAAAAGCCATCTGGGCGAGCTGGTTCTCCACATCCTGGCCTTTGTCCTTGGTAGAGACGCGGGCGTACAGCGCCTTCACCGCTTCTTGGCCGCCTTCGGCCGCCCCATCTTGAGCACGCCCCTCTTGATGTCCCAGTGCGGCTGTTTGCATCGGGGGCACCGGACAGGGCGCGACTCCACCCGCTTTAGCCAGCCGTGGCCGCAACGCAGGCACGCACAACGCATTTCGCTTACCTTCACGCCTCGCATAATAGCATGGTTTTAGCCACTTCGCCGGGGTTAACCTTCGGCTATATTTATTTTCGCTAAACCTTGACGCAACACTGCTCTTATGCGAGTATAGATACAGGAGCACAACATGAGCACCCAAACGCAAAGCGACCAAACGCAAAAAGAAGAGAATGGCATCCCGGTGCAGGCCTATTGCCGTGGCCCCCACGGGTATCTTACGCGGGCTATCTATCTCACACTCAGGCTACCGGGACACGCTTATTTCCCGGGCGATGCCGATGCTCCCGAGGTACGTCTGGCGGAGTCGATTCAGCCGGCATTCCCGACCGGCTGGGCGGAGGAAGTTAACGAGTGGAATAAGTTAGTGCGCGCCGCTCGGCGCGGGGAGGCAAAGCCATACTTCGCCTGACTCCCTGACGAGCCCGTGAAATCCGGGCGAAACCGGCGACAAAAGCCGGTCGGAGGAAACACATATGACTATCGACGAAATCAAGATTGGCCTCGACGTAGACCGCATGTTCGCATGTGCGCGCTTCGACGTAGACCGCATGTTCGCATGTGCGCGCTTCGACGCAGACCGGATATTCGCCTCTGCGCGCTTCGACTCAGGCCGGATGTTCGCATCCGCGCGCTTCGACGTAGACCGGATATTCGCATCTGCAGAGGGAGGGTACTAACATGGACCGCGATCACGATATGGACCATGTGCATGGACCTTTCCACCTGCGAGAGTTGCTCACGACTCGCGAAGCCTGGCCGGCGGCGATATACGGAGACACTATCGGAGGGCGCAGCTTCACAGACGAAGAGAGCAGGCTTCTCGAGTCTGCGGAAAAAAGAAATCGCCCGATCACGGCTTGCGGTTGGCGCCGGGCGTGGCACAGCCTCACCCGGTGGACGCTCATAAATTGCCGCCTAGAAACAGACGAGGAAATCGCTATGTTTTTGGCTGCGCAGGCTGAAATGGATGCGCAACAGGCTGAAATGGATGCGGGCAGTAATAACCAAAGAGAGCGCTGAATTCTCTTGACGCTACGCTACTCTTATGCGAGTATACATATAGGAGAGAAAAAGATGAGTAAAACGGTACTAGAAAGCGGCGAACTGGTCTTCCGGGCGGCACCGGCTCAAGTCGAGGCTATCATCGTGAATATTTCTAAAATTACGAGGGAGAGGCTGTATGGCGAGATGGGGATGTGTGAGCATCCGCTTGGATGCTTCCTTGCGCCGGAGTGGGGTGAGTTCCCCCGTTGGCTCGTCGAAGAAATTGTTAAGTCGGGGATACCGGCTCTGATTGGGAGCATCTCTGAGCCGCTATGGTCTGACGATCTGTCGGCATGCTGCGGACAACCGTGGGGCTTGCACTCGAACCGCACCCCGGACGGCAAAAAACACATGATGTGTGCCGGGACCGCGGCGGAAGCATTGACCCACGACGATTCTCGTGCGTGTGGCGCGCTGCCGCGCAGGGCGGTCAACATTGAAACTCCCCATGGCTAAAGCCAGGGGATTCACAGTTCAACACCGAGCGCCTCCAACTGCGGAGGTCTTATACCGGCTCCCTGTGCGTTTAGGACTCTCGGCGTTTCCCGCCGCGAGGATCTTCAGTCCTTCTGTGCGAATGTTCCGGGCAGCATTGAGATCGCGATCCAGATGAGCGCCACACTCGCACGTCCAGTTTCGGTCCGCTAGAGTGAGCGCCGCGTTCACGGCGCCGCACACGTGGCAGGTCTTACTCGATGGATACCAGCGGTCGATCACCGCGAGGTGGCGTCTGTTCCATATCGTTTTGTACTCAAGCTGCCTTCGGAACTCACCGAGGGACGCATCCGTCATCGACTTGGCCAGTTTGGTTCTCACTAGCCCTTTCACGCTCAGGTCTTCGATGCAGACGCCTTCGTACTTCACCACCAGATCGGTGGTCAACTTATGCAGGAAGTCTTTCCGCTGATTGGCGGTCTTCCTCTGCACTAACGCAACCTTGTGCTTCGCCCGTTGCCTTCGCCGGCTGGACTTCTCGCGGCGGCTCAGCGCCCGTTGCGCTCGTCGTAGCTTCCGTTCGGCCTTGCGGAAGAACTGCGGGGCGGGAATGCGCTCCCCGTTCGAAAGCACAGCGAAGTCTTTCAGTCCGAGATCAATGCCAATCACGCGAGCGGGATCGGCGGCGGGCAAGGCCGTATCCGGCATGGTGAACTCGCTCACCAGCGTCACGTCCCACTTGCCAGTAGCGTCCCGCTTGAACGTCGCGCTCTTGGTTTCGCCATCCACCGGCTGAGATTGGCGAATGCCAACGGAGCCGACCTTCGGAACGTACACCCGTCCATCCGCGATACGGACACGCTGCGGAATACGAAAACGCGCCCTGTCTCGCTTGCGGCTTTTAAATCGAGGGAAGCGGGCGCGCTTCTCGAAGAAGTTCACGTAGGCGCGCTGAAGATCGGCCAGCGTCTGCTGCATGGCCTGCGAATCGACATCGCCAATCCACGCGGTCTCAGGGTGCTGCTTCAACGCCGTGAGCCTGGCCGAAAGCTCCGCAGCGGGCAACCCTTTGCCCGTCTCCCGGTAGTGAGCGTTGCGCTGTGCCAGCGCCCAGTTCCACACGTAGCGGCGGGATCCAGCCATCCGCGCCAGCGACTCCCGCTGCTGGGAGTTGGGCTTCATGCGGAATCGAAAGACCTTGCGGTGCATCATCGCTCGCTCCGCTTCTGGTTCTCGATGTACTGCTTGACGACGGCGAGCGGTGAACCGCCAACCGTCGAAACGAAATACGAGTTCGTCCACAAAGTGGGCAAGCGCGTAGCCAGCGAAGGGAATTCCTTGCGCAGGGCGTGGGAGCTTCTGCCTTTGAGTTCGCGGACCAGCCGATGGATACCGTACTGCGGGTCCACTTCCACGAGAAGGTGGACATGATCCGGCATCACTTCCAGTTCGATGACTTCGCAGCGGCGGGCCTCCGCCGTCTCGCGAATCAGAGTTTTCAGCCGAGCATCGACTGGCTTGACCAGCACGGAGCGCCGGTATTTTGGGCACCACACGACGTGGTATTTGCACGAATAAACCACGTTGTTGTTGCTCTTGTAGTCCACTCATAGATTATACAGGCAGCACTAATCTAATGCAAGCAAAAAGCAGTCGGCCAGAGGCCGAATCACCTTATATCCCCATGCCTGAAGGCAGGGGCTTTACGGTGATTTTCGGTAATAACCAAAGAGAGCGCTGAATTATATTGACTCAACGCTACTCTTATGCGAGCATATATACAGGAGCACAATATGAGCACCCGAACACAAAGAAACACATTTATCGTCCGCAAGAATGGCAAGCAAGTCTTCCCGGAGTGGCCCGGCGAGATTCTGGCGGACGTCAGCCTCACTCAATCCGACATCGAACGCATGAAACGCCAAGGCTACCTCGGCGCAGGGTGGGCGCGATGACAAGAAACCAAATTGAAGTGGCGGGACGACTTTTCTTCGATCTCTTTCCTGACAACACGGAGGTGATCGACGGCGACCATCCAAAGATGGAAAAGATCTTCGATGCCTTCAGGGCGGTGATGAAAGAGCAGAGCACTAGTTACCTGGCGATAGAGCGCAGGCTGGGCCAAATGGCGGGCGAGTACGAACGGTTATACAACGAGATCCTTGGGCCGATGCTGACCCGCTGCCGATTCGCTCAGGACGCTGAACACGGTGGCCCAGGACATGACGATACACACACGCCGCATGATTGGGCTGAGTTCATCCGGAAGTTTGCGGGGCGTGCCGAGTATCAGGGGCAGTTCATCGAGAACGCCGAAGCCGTTGGCCGGTACCAGGAATACATGATCGCAGTCGCCGGACTTGCGATATCGGCTGTGCTGAGTTCCCAGCGCAAAGTTAGGGGAGAATCCGCGTGAAACGCCCTAATGTCCTGCCCAACTCCTTTTGCTGGACGCGCTTCGGAACAGAAGCCGGCGAGGCCATCGGCCACATCCTTCAGCGGAAAGAGAATGAACGCGCAGCGAATGACGGCATCTTCATTTGGGGCATTGGCAACGCGATAGGGCCGTCGATTCGAGAACTGTTACGCCGTGACGCTAAGCCGGAAGTCTTGTTTAGCCCAATGAAGTCCGCCCCAAAACGACAGGACGTTCTGCCGCCGGCGGTGGCAGCCTGGACCTCGGGCGAGACCCTCGATGGCGATGTTTACTGTCTACCAGAACACTCGCTCGTGACCAGCCGGTTCGATCCTGCCCTACCCAAGGAAACGCACTACGCGCTCGTATGTTTCAGTCGGGGCCCGATCACGCCTACGCATCCCGTGGGCAAGATTGCGTTCGCCGCACTGAGGAATCTGCTAACCGGACGGCCGATTGGTGCATCCCAGGTCACAGCAGTGGTTCAGGCGCTTGAAGGAGATTTGGGACGGAGCCAGACGTATGACGTCGCAATCCGGGCCGAACTCGTCTACCCCTACTTCGTAAAACTCCGCCAGCCACTAGCACTTCCGAGGTCGGCAAACGGAGAGGGCGCAAAGCGCGACTGGACAGAATCTGTCTTTGAATTGATTCGCCGTCGCCGCGAAAGCCCGAGCCCATTGCAAGCCGCATTGACGTTCCGGTAGCGCCACGCGACCAAAAGCCCCGGTGATTCTCGTCAGGGATTCGAACGATCAAATGGCACGCCTGCGGGCTGAAATGGATGCGGGCAGTAATAACCAAAGAGAGCGCTGAATTCTCTTGACGCTACGCTACTCTTATGCGAGTATACATATAGGAGAGAAAAAGATGACCACCCAGTACCAGTGCGGCCAGTGCGGCGCGATGGGCGAAGCCGACGACTGCCGCGTGGAAGCGCCCGCAGCCACGCAAACCGACAACCAGCCCAAAATTGGCGATACCACGGTAATGGAACGGTGGGACCCGGCATCCGGCACGTGGTACGAGCGGAAACTGGTATGGGACGGGAAACAGTATGTTCCCGCCGCGCCCGCGGTGCGCAAGCCGGCGACGACGGAAGACGACATGGAACGCGCCCGCCGGTATGGCAAGGGCGATCAGGAGGTGGCAGCATGAAGAGCATCATAGACATGCTATTCAGCGACGAATATGTGGCGGCGTGCAAAAAAATTGCCTTCATGGTCCCGGCTGGCTGGCTGAGTGGACCAGAGGCAACCAAGATCCGCTACGACGCGAAAAACGCTGAGGAGGCCATCGCCGCGCTCCTCGCGCGTGCGATAGACATCCAGCAGTTGAAAAAGCAAGGGCGATCAGGAGGTGCGGCATGAGGCAGCATGTATTTGACCGCATTTCATCTGGACTGCAATCGCTTGCGGACTCGACATACCTCGCCATCGACGTGGCGGGCATCCATATCTCCATGTCCGGGCGTTGCAGCCCATACAAATCGCACCGGGAAATTGAGTTCTCCAGGAGCGCGTCACCCATCCCCACGTGGGCGATCCTGGATAATGGCAAGTACAAGCTTGCCATTGGCAGCACAATCGAGGCGCTCCTCAATACGGCTGAGGGCCTGCTGCACCCAATCCTTGACCCATACGGCATATGCGATTTAGTGTTCGCACAGATCCCGGCGGACCTCGTTGCGCCATTCCGCGAGTGGACGAAGGAAGCCGGCATCGAGGGGCCGCTTGTTGGCGTTGTTGTCCCCATGCGCCGAGTGGCGTCATGGACACCGGAAGGTAAGCCGGTGTTTGTCGAGCCGCGCAAAGAACCGGAACCGGAACCGAAGAATTCATGGCCCAGCCGCCCATGGCGCGAAGAGGCAATCGACCGCGGGCTGCGCCTCGTCATCCAAGCGTCACGCGGCACCATCGTGGCGGATGATTTTTCGCGCTCGGTCATCAGCGGGTGCGAACACCACCCGCTCGAATGGTGGGAGGAGCTGGCCGAGCGAGACCCAGAGTATCCCTCCACGCATGGGGAGGTGATTACAAGGGGCATGATGCTCGCGTGGCGGCACGGGTACAGCCCCGCAGAAATTGAGGAGTACGTCAGCCACTTCGCGCACATCGCGGCGTGGATGGGAGGCTTAAAATGATGGCAGCAAACGGAACGCAAGTCGCCGTCTGGCGACGACTACGCACTATTCACCACCACCGACAATAAGGTGTTTTTCTTGGACTGCGACGAGGCGCGCGTGATCACCGGCGCGGGCATCCCGCCAGGCCAGGACATCGACGTCACGATGCGCTGGTCGGGCAAGCGCGGCGACCCCAAAATCTACGGGGTTTCGCTGCCGTCTGGCACGGCCGCCTACGGCGCGCAGCCAAACGGCACCTTCGCGGTGCCCAGCACCCAGCACCCAGCACCCAGCACCCAGCCAGAGACCAAATTGGAATGGGAACTGCGGACATCGCTGGAATTGCAAGACCTGAAGCGCAAGCTGGCGCTGGCGGAACAAGAAAAACGAGCGGCAGCCGCGCCTCGCGAGCAACCGGCTACCGCCCCAGTCGTGCATTCCCAGGTCAACTCAGGTCAACCCAGGAACGTCGCAGCCACAAATCATAACACCGCGCCCATGAACGGGCAAGGCGAGACGCTGCTACAG